TTTTAAAGAGTCTCGGTTATATAATATACTTAAAATTATTGAACTTCTAGCACGTTTCCAAAAGAAGTTAGTCCACGGTCAAACTTTCCGTCATATACACATGCTGCATTAGAAAATACAGTCTTTGTACGTGAGTAAGTAGAGACACCTTGGTTCGTATCTACCCCATCCATATTATGGATATGACCAAAACAAACTAACTTTAGTGTGTCTTTTAAAGCCCAACATCTTTTAGTAAGGGATAGGTCACCACAGAACTCTAATTGTCCGTGTCTGTCAAACGAAAGATCTCGTATTCCTTTAGGAGGACCATGAACAATAAGTACATCAGTATCATCAGGTATCTTTGCCCAAACTTCATGAGTCTTTGCTCTGTCTTTCATAAATGCCCAATCTCCAAAAGTAGGTGTAATAGGAGATCCATAAAACTTAATACCATCTATTACAACTTCACTATTTTGTAAATAAGTAATACCACGATCAGTAAATTCACTTGGAGCCCATTTATTTCTTTCTATAGAAGTGTCATGATTACCAGCTACAAATATTTTATGTTTAACTGGAACCATTTCATACCAATTAAGAAAGTTATGTACTTCCTGTATATTTCTACCGACATCTCTCCAATTAGAGCAGTCACCACTATGGACTACTACATCTATATCTTCCCATGTACTAGCAGGGAAATCATTGTGAAACCCATGGGTATCACTAATGTGAAGTATCTTTGTCATCTTTTAAATAGTTTTGTTCGTTTATATAATTGTTAGCATCATTAATGTGATTACATAAGCCATCAGCATGTCCAGCATTATAGTCTTCTACACGCTGAAGCATTTCTCTATGTAACAGATTGGTTACTAGGTTGTCAAATACTTCAGTGGTATCATACCTTGACCGTACATAGTCTGCTAGTCTTTCTACAGGAGTTTGTCTGTTCATGTGTTATTTTTTATCCTTCTTGATACTGCTCACCTTTTTGTGATATCGCATCTAATACTCTAAATAAGGGTACAAGGATTGCTCCATTAGTATAGACTTCTTTTTCATCTTTAAAAGCATAGTCCATAATAAAGTCAGCTACTTTAGTGTCTTTTTCATCCGTAATATGCTGTAATCTACTACTTACGGATATGTCCTTTTTTATTTCTTCTTTGTTCATAATTTTTTTAAAATATATATCTGATGTTAGTTGGATCAAAGAACTCTGCATAGAGTCCAGTAAAGTCACTTACCATCTGTTTCTTAAGTAGCCACTGATAACGTATATTGTCTGGAGCATACTGAGAATCTTTAGCTTCTTGTATATCAGGACGCCATAAAAGACTTTGTACTTCCGGGCTGTTACGTTGATGCTGATGTAAATTATGTGTAAGGAATATACACTCACACTTAACATCTATATTAGCAGCTTTAAGTTGCTCAAATAACTTACGGTACTCATCTAACCAACCGTCCGTATATATAATAGGACTGAAGTTAATATGCACCTCCATCTTTTCTTGAAGCTTAGGAATACTAGCAATACGTTCTTCTATAGTATCTGTATGTGGTTCAAGTACATCAGAATATATCTGAGGCATCAAACTTACACGTATACGATGCTTAGCTCTAACAAGATCATAATCTTTATCTAAAAACATTGTTGGGTACTTAGTAGCAAAGGTAGACTTAGCTCTTGCTTTAGCAAAACTAAAGTAGTCAAACACATGCTGCCAGTTATAGTGCTTACTCATTAAAGCTACATCAGTGCTGCATCCAATGTCTACTGTATAGAAGACAGGATCAACCTGATTAGTAATCTTAGGCCAGGGTTTCTTATCTACCCAGCCACTAATAGAGTCAAAGATATCTACAACATTTTGATTAATATATACTTTATCATGATTGTATCTGCCTACATAACAGTATGAGCTCATACAACCACCTAAACACCCATAGATAAAGTTCGGACTTATAGCATCCGAACTTCTTCCATTATCACGGGTAACAAGGGTTTTTGTTTTTTGATATATTATTTCCATACTATATAATCTTGTGAAACTGTAATATGTGTTTAACTTTTTCAGCTAACTCTTCAACAGAACCATTGTTAATAATAGTATGATCAAAGTTGTATTTATCTAAACTTACTTCAGAAGGATGATTATTTATTGGTTTTACACCTGGACGTTCTACACGGATTAATATACCATGTTTCTTTCTGATAGCTTCTGCTTCATTAGGAAAACGTGTATCTGTAATGATCCAGTTAGGATAAATTAAATCTTCTTCTCTAACTTTTCTTACTTCACCTTCTAATAGATTATCATCAATAATTACATAATCAGACATAAGAGCATTAACCCATACATTCTCATGTAGACCATCTCTTAATCCATCCGTGCCTAATTTTTGTAAGAAGTTTCTTACAGTCATTGGTATAAACTGTTCTGTTATATAAGAACCTTTTTGTGTATATCTAACAGTAGATTGTATCTCATTCCATTCTTCAGGTAAGTTAGTCTTTTTAAACTCTTGGTCTTCAAACTTATGTTTAGGTATACCTGTAAGCATAGATGCTATTTCTTTAAGCTTACCTGCCCATTTCTTTATTTCCCAACCAGATTGTTCTTCTAACCACCAGTCATGTTCTTGTTGAGATTTTATAATCTCATTCAAAGTAGTATCACTGTTATTATAACCAGTTTGGTTATTAGCAACTAAGTATTGTATAATTGTACCAACTAGGTCTTTACCTGACCCGCTGTATCCTGAAACTGAAATTAGCATAATATTAAGTTTTAATCGTTAAAATAAAAGTCAGGATGTCTTTCTTCTTCTAAAGCTTTGACTAAGTTATTATGTCCTTCTAAAGCTTCTTGATAGGTACAGTATCTACGTTGGTATTCATCGTGCGGTCCATTAAAAATCATAGACTCAAATAATACTGGGTCAGAAGGTTCTGTAGGTGTACCAAAGTTTAGACCGTGGTCAAAGTGTAAGAACACTGTAGATATTCTTTGATCATTAATAATTGTATCACCAACATGTTTAGCTAAGTCTTTAAAAGCACCTAGTCTAGGATACTCACCTGCAGGTAATGCAGTGACAGTTTTGTCTTCATTTAATATATACCATGTCATAGTTAATTAAATTATGGGGGAGACTATACACCTCCCCCTGATTTTTAAAGAAAGTTAACACCAAAGTCAGCCACTAGTTCCTCTTCCATAACTGGAGCTTGTACAGCAATTGGTTCTACAACAGTATTTGTCGTTGAAACTAGATTACCAAACTCATTTACAAAGAAGGTGTGTACTCTTTGATGATTAGATAAATACTTCATAGGATGAGAATCTTTCAGAGCTAGAGTGATATGGTTATACATATCCCAGGCACTATCTGGATTACTACTATAATTGAACGTTGGTTTGTCTAGTTCACGTTTAACAATACCTACTTGAGTAAGTGTAAGAATCTCATCTTCAGCAAACAGTCTGCCCAGGATGGTCCCTTTTTGTCTTTGACTAAGGTGAACATCTTTTAGCATCTGTTTATCTTGGATAAGGTTATTATAGTATTTAGAAGCGTTAGATATCTGCTCTTGCATAGATGTAGCTACATCAGATAAAGCAGACCCACTGTGTCTTCTTCTATAGTTACCTAGATCTCCTGATACTACACCATTAGAACAGATAAATACATGTGCACCAATTGCACACTTAAACGCCATGGTTTTATTATAGCTGTTTGACCATACAAACATAAGACCCATCTCTGGATCGTTACCAGATTCTAGGTGATACATACCTTGTGCTACATCTCCTGTGAGTGTAGTTTTATATAATTCTTTCTTGATGTTAAAACCAGCTGCTGCCAACTGGGTTCTAGCTTCATCTATTACTGTTCCGTGTGGAATAACTGTATAAGACTTTCCGTGATTAGGAAGTGTACAGTTTCTTAAATAATGTTCTGATTCAAATATTGTTTTTACTGGCATACTCTTGTGTTGTTAAAATAATGATAGTTGTGTAAATGATAAACTTTTTTCTTTTTCTATCTGATGAATCTCTTTATATATCTGATCTAAGTAGTAGCTTGTATTAATTCCGTAAGAATCAAAAGGTTTTGTTTCATCTATTTCGTTTATAGTAGTTTGTAGCCATTGTCCAGATTCTACTTGGATAAGTCTTCCATCTGGATGACACTTAACTAGTTTACCACCTCTATTAGAAACAAAGTATCTGACAATCTTTTGTTGTCTCTTAGATACTAATTCACCTTCTTGTATACTTCTTAGTTCAAAATACCAACCACCTTTAGACTTTATACCAGCACAATAATCAAAGATGTTTTGATTAGCTGCTAGAAAGTCTTCAGGCTTTACACCTTTTGTAAAGTAAGCATAGATAGCTTTAGGAATAATAAGAAAGCTTTTGTTCTTATGGAATACTGCTACTTTCTTTTTATCTAGATCCTCCCATTCAAATGCACCTTTACATTTAACCTTTCCTGACTTAGATACTGCAATGTAGTTGTTTACATCTCTGATGATCATCTTAGAATACTCATCATGTTCTAGTTCAAGCTTGGTCATTTGACACCATCTGTCACAGATTTCATGATACTTTTCTACATAAGAGGTAGGTATTAATGTCTCTAGACCGTCAGTGTTTTGCATAAGAGGTACAGCTTCTGGAATCTCTTCACAGATCATCTCATAAAGCATACTTAGACTAAGCTGCCCGTTGATGGTAATCTGCATAGTCATTCTTGGATCGTACAGGAAGCTGTTCTCATCACCTGTCAAACCATATGTACTATTAAGAATAATCTTATACACATAGTTCTTAGGATCTGTTTTAGGAATCTTCTTACGTTCTTCAAAGAACCATTCATATAGTTCACAGAACTCTTCTTTAGGTAGATGAGCTGGGTGGAATCCATTACGGATAGCTAGATTAGGATAGAATGATGTAACGTCACTGGTCATAATAGTATAACCAGGCTTAGCTTCATACACTCCTGCATCACGTGCACCGTGGATACCGCCTAGACCATAGTCAGTTTTCATACCTTTGTAGTTAACAGTATACTTAAATCCATTTTTAGTGGATATAATTACCTGTGTACGTAGGTAGTCAAACATTCTTTGAAAGTGTTCAGTCTTAAAACTTATATAAGGAAGTATACACTGACCTAAATAGATCTCTCTATGATGGGTTCTAAGTGTTTTGATAGTTCCTTTATCCCATCCTAGTTTCTGTGATAGAAAGTGTAAGAATAATTCCTTAGATATTCTTGGCTCAGAAGCAGAATAAAGATCAATACCGTATTCTTTAGTAAGAGTTTGTCTTAATACTATCTGTTCTTTAGAATGCTCTAAGACTTTTTTAGTACTAAGTACATCATTAACACAATACTCGGTGATCATTTTAAGCTGTTCATCATTTTCTACAGGAGCTGTATGATGATGGGGCATCTCTTCTACGTTCTGCCAGTCCATGGAAAACTGTATCCACTTAAGACTACTCATCTTGGCACGGTTGTCCCAGTGATTCATCTTAAATAGATCAATCTGTCTAATTTTTATCTTAGCGGGAGAGTACTCAAGAAATGTATTCTGATCTTTAAGAGAGATAGTCTTCTGTGCAAAAGCATAGATGTCTTTGATAACATCTTCAGTACTAAGAGTTAGTAGCTGACGTTGCTTATCTAATATGTATTGACTAATCTGAGCGTCAAAAGCTAAACCATTGTAACTGATATGCCACTGATTTTTGTCTTTACACTCAGTTAGAAACTTTACAAACTCTGGTAGATCATTACGATCTTTATATATTACAAAGGTTTTTCTGATAGATTCATCTTTGTAATGTTGAAACACACCTATAAAACAGTTAACTAGTGTTTCATAATCCATTACCCAATGGGTAGGCTTCTTTTCTTCCATAGTTTTTTATTCAGTTAAGCTGTTTCCCCTCTTTTTTTCCGCCAAAAAAAGGCAGATAGTCTGCCTTAATTGGTATAAATAAACAAGAAATATGTTATGCTGTAATAATACTAGACTGTTTTGGTTCTTCTACCTTCTTTTCTAAGTACTGCGTATAGTCAAATGACTGTGCATTAACAGCAAACATGTTTAAAAAGTCTATAATTTCTTGTGGATGTTCTATATAGTATTCATAGAATGTCTCAAGCATTTTTCTTTCCTCTCTATAATCTTTACCATTAGGTCTTTTTCCAATCTTTAAAAATTGAACATCACCTTCATCAGATAGTTTAGGTAGCATATGAAAAGATTCTTTCTTTTCTTTACCAATAACGGCTAATACTTTAGTGCTAACGTCAAAAATGCACTCATTGTACGGGCATTCTGGTGTAATAGGTAACAGCTTAAATGTCTTATCATTACCCCAGCTACTGGTAACTAACATCATTGAATTTTTCATTGGTTTGTTTTAATTATTTCTACAAAATTAAGTACCTTTTTTTAATAATTCCAAATCTTCTACTGGAATTTTTAAGTTTTCTTTTTCTATATCACAAGGATCACACAGTTCTCCTGTTTCCTGTAGTGTCTTAACCTCAACATCTAATAGTTTAGCATAGAGATTGAAATACTTTTCAGGGTATAAGAATGTTTCTATATACTTATACTCACTTGACTTATCACCATAATAGTTTTTGATTGCTCTTTTTAATACAGCAGAAAGTTTAGAATACTTTCCCATAATAAAGTTGAACCAATCAGCTTTATATATCTGAAAATCAAAGACATATAGCTTATATCCTTGTATAGGTATTACTTCTAAGAATAAAGGATTACTTATAAGCATTGCTTGCTCAAAAGCCTTGAAGCCTTCAGACTCATCATCTGGGAAGCTGCAAACTAGTTTTATATCCTCTGGGCTTACCAATCCTTCTACGGAAAGGTAAGTACCAGATGGAGTATAATTGCTAGTACGCTTTATACCCAAAGCAGGAAACAGAAATGCTCTAGATTTCTGAAAATATTTTGTGTATAAGCTGTCTATCATTTTATAATTTGATTACAAAACTACGCTACCTGTAGCATAATCATGAGGTAAATCGTATCTTTTATTAACATAATGCCATTTAGCTGCATCTAAGACCTTATTCATCCTTGTTAACCAATCATTTAATGTAGACTCTGTTACATAGAAAGGATATGTTTGAAAAGATCTATCTATAACTACAAAGTGAAACTGAAGACCGTATCCAGAATCTATGAGTTGCTTGTATCTAGTAACTACCATTGTGCAGTAAATAACTGCTTGTAGCCAGTAAGAGTAGAACTCAATAGTTTCTTTAAAGTCTTTTAAGTCTTTACTAGTAGTCTTGATGTCATTGACAAATATAGTTTTTTTATCATGATCTATCACAAGATTATCAATAATTCCTTTAAGACCAAACGGTGCATCACCATATTCTACAGATAAAGCAATCTCATTGTATACTTCTTTGTTATCAAACTCAGTTAAGTTACAACCTATTAGATCACATATAGACTTATTAGTCTTAATAAGATCCACTGCGTTTTTACAGAAGTCATAAGTCTGTTGATCAATAAGAATCTTATCTCCTTTAGTCTTTAAGAAGTCCCAGTAACTAATAGCTTCTGGTACTATGATTTTATCAAGACGTTGCTGGTCCGTCTTTAAGCTTTGGTGATAGTTCATATCTACCATCACATCTAGAATAGCTTGATCAAAGTCTTTTAGTTCAGTTCTTAAGTCACCGTTCTGAGCTATTTCTACATGATGTGCGTACACTCTATCTATAACAACCTTTACAGAATCACCTGGAAGTTTAGCCGGGCTGATTACAAACATGTCGTTAAATTTATCCTCTTCTAAAAGAAGGGCGTGTATAATCTTACCTTGTACTAAGTGAGCATCAGTACGCTCTTCTTTCATTCCTAGTACATATAGCTGATAGAATACAGCTGGATTCCACATTAGCTTGTTAAGGCTACTATAACTAAAATAGAACTTCTTAGCGTAGAAGTCTTTCTCTAACAGTTCTGCAGATTCCTGCATGATGTCTTCTAATTCCATGTAATTATTTTTTATTGTTCCCAAATACCAAGCTCTACTAGCTTAGTTCTAATGCGTCTTTGAGTAGTAGGATCTACTGTCATAGCTTCTTCATACTCTAAGAACTTAATAAGATCATCTAACTTTCCTTCTAAGTCTGCAATACTTGTAGGGCATGTTTTAATTGGTTCTTTCATAATTTTTATTTGTCTAGTTTTTCAGACACCTCTTCAGGAAGGTATCCTAATAAGTTTTTCTTAGGTAAAGACTCTAATAATTCGTAGATAGCTGTTACATCATCCATCTCAAAGTCTTTCCTCATCTGTTCTATAACAGCTTCAATAATTGGGTCTTCCATCTTACTTTTGTTTTTCTAATTGTGTTTTATGATCATGGCAATCAGTACATAAGACTTGTAAGTTATCCTGCTCACAGAACAAACGTTCTACAAACCCTGGAAGGTCTGCTCCACAATTAAGACTACCTGCACCAATTATATGGTCTACGTTAATTTTTTTTTCTGGAAACCACTGCTTACAAGAATTACACTGGTACTCAAACTTTTGTCTTTTAAGTGGACCCTTATAAGGTCTACGTGACTCTAGTTTACACTGTGTAATTGGTTTCCACCATCTTGATTTTTGACGTAACGTACTTCTAATAAAGCTCCAGAATGCAGATTCTGTCATAGTACCTGCATTTCTAGTTTTAGGAGTAGTAGTTCGTCTAGTTACTTTCTTCTTGACCATTTAATATTCTTTTATTTAATATAGGTACTAAACGTACATATACTTCTTTAGGACCGTAGTCCTTAATAGAATCAGATGGGTCTTTACTCATAGGTAAAGCGGCATACTCTACTTCAGGATATAGTTCTTTATATCTTTCCATAGCTTTTATACCAGGTTCGTCATAATCAAAAAGTATAATTACTTTTTTATACTTCTTAATATACTGATCCATGTACTCTTTGCGGATGATTGTATTTTCAGAGTCAGGTGCAATAATATCTAATGTAGGTATCTTTAGACTCTTTAAAGCCATTACATCTTTTAAAGATGATGTGATTACTAGATAGGGTGCAGTTTTAGTCTGTTCAATACCTTGGATATAATCTTGAACTTTAATAAACTTTTTGTCTAGCGTTTTGGGCTGATAGATTTTGTACAAAGTACCATCATTTTTAAAGTAACCATACAAATAGTTTCCTTTAATGGTTAGATCAATTGGGCCATCATCACAATCCTTATGCATAGTGTAACTATCTAACGGTCTTACATTATGCTCAGTGAGTAATTTAGATCCAATATTAAACTGGGTCCAAAAGTACTGATCTTGTGTGGTCCAGGACCTGAAAACAAACTTACTAACTTTATACTTAGAAGCTTGTTTAAATTTCTGTACATCATATCCTCCGTTATTATGGAGAACAAAGTCATTATAATTCTCTACTACTAGTGTACAAGCTTTATGATAGTTCAGTCCTGTAATATCTTTTACTAGATCAATTGCAGAACCTCCTTTACCAGAGCTAAAGTCTTTGTACTTGTATGTATCCTTAGTAGGATCGTAGTATATACACATACTAGGTGTACGTTCTTTAGAATTAAATAAGCTTTTAATCTTTATATCATGCCCGCTAAGCTTTTCACCAAGCTTACAAAAGTGTTCAAATATCCATGATGCAGGGACATCCTTGATGTCATGCACCATATTTTTTATTTTAAACATGATGTAGATTTAAAATGAAGAAGGGGAAGATGTTACTCTTCCCCTGATCTTCTAGCAGCTAATTACATATCAAAGTCACTATTTACTGGCTCAAAGCTAGTAACTGGCTTATTTTGTAAAGCCTTATAGTGATACTGATTGTTCTTATCAAACTTGTCAAGCTTAGCTTCTTCTGTAGCTACAAACTTGTATTTAGGTAAAGACAATTTAATAATAGTCTTACCGTTATATTCTTCTTCTGTACCCTTTAAGAACCAATACAAGTTGTGTCCTTTTAAGATGTAAATAGCTTTTTCAACCCAATCTTCAATATTGGATGCTGAAATATTATCTACATGATCTCTTAAACCAAGCTCAGATGCAATAACTGCAAGCTTATACATAATCTCATTCTTAGATACATTACTATCATTGAACTGGTCAGTCCAGATAGTTGCAGACACACGACTAGATTGTCCTGCATACTTTGGTCCATCTGGATTGTTCTTATCAATAGCCCAACCTTCAAAGCCCTCAGCTGCGGGGCCTTCTAATACTAACTCTAAGGTTTTCTTATCACCTTTGTTAGATGTTCTAACTTGCCCACTGTAAATGTGTGCATAAACTACTCCTGCTTGTAGAGATTTAGCTGTACCTCCACCTTGTTTTACTTCTTGTCCTTTTGTACTAAACATGTTGTGTTATTTATTTATGTGAATGAAAAATTGAGTACTAGTTCTCGTAATCTATAATGCTCTGTCTTACTAAAGCTAAGTCGTTTGTAATCTCAAACTCGTCAAACATACCTCTTGGTGCTTTACATGTGTTCTCACCGTTATTAGCTGTTTCAAAAACGTATCTGATATTACCATCTTTGTCCTTCTTAACTTTACCAAACAAAACTATGGAAAATAATCCTTCTAACGTAAGCTTTTCGTCAACCATTTTACCAATAGTCTTAGCTTTAAACTTTTTCTTACCTTCCATATCTGCAGATTCTTCTGCGTGGGTAAGAATAAATACCATTAAATCATCTCTTAAGTCTTTAGGCATACGTGCAATACGTGCTAAGTTAGCACCGATCTGGGTAAACTTCTCGTAACCCTTCTCGTCTACTCTTTCAAAGAATTCAAAAGAACTCATATACTGAAAGTCATCTATCACTAAGTTCTTAATGTCTGGACGTTTCTCTGAAACATACTTCATACATGCTTCTATTTGTGTAGATGAACTAGCAGAATATAGATTACCTGTTGGGTTATCCTTACTCCACTGAACATACTTCTTTCTCCATCCTTTAAAAGGTAGAGCTTTGTTAGCTACGTTTATGATAAACGTTTCTGCTGGGTTAAGAGCTTCTATACTAGTAGACTTACCTGAACCAGACTCTGCAATAATTAGGATTCCTTGTGCCATATGTTATTTTGTAGATTTAATTAACTCATTCAACCATGTTTTAGAACTTACTGGCTTACCTGTTTGGATAGCATAGTAATCTCTAATAGTCATCTCACTATAAGGAGCATCTTCCATGGTAGCTGGTGCTTTATAAGCTTGCATGGGAGTTTTAGGCAAAGAAGATGGTAATTGTTCTTCTTCATCACCAAATTTAGCTGTTTTTTTAATAGCTACTGATGTAGGATTAACTACTCTTAGTTCTTCTAAAGGAACAAGATAAGAACCTTTTTCATTAAGTTCATACTCTTCTTCAAATGCTGTGCTAAATGGTACTCTATACACTTTACGTTCTGCATCTGCAGGACTAAGGTCACGAGTGATTAGCTCAAAGAAGAAACCTTTTTCTTTTCTAAACTCAGAAGAGAAAATACCTACTACCATTCTACCATGTTTGTCATAGAACGGCATCTTCATGTTAAAGTCTGTACGTGGGATTTCTAAATCATCAATTAGATCTTGATGAAAATCTCTGATAGCTTCTAGCTTAAGTTTTTTAAGCTCTTTAACATCTGTTACTTGTTGTGTTGTGTTACTTGTCATACTGTGTGTTTTTGTTTTATAATTCCTGGCCAATATCAGCCGAAGGTACTTGTCTGTTTGTTCTAGGTCCTCTAGGTGTCCACGTCTGTGGTTGTTGCTGAATAGTAGGTGGTGGCGGGGACTCAATCATACGTTGTCTTTTAAAATCCGTTTGTAAGAAAATAATATTCTCATCTGTAGCACCGTTACGTAGCTTTAATAAGTGTAAGAATACATTCTCTTTACTAGCTTGATAATGTTCTGGTCCGTAATCTTCTATGTTTAGTGTAAATGGTCTACTAATAGCAAAGACTAAGTCTGAGCCTTGCATAAGAGCATCACCACCAAATATATCTGATGAACTAGGATAGTTAGCAATTGTACCTGGAGTTCTGCGTGATACATCTTCCATGGTACGGTTAAGCTGTGTAAGGATAATAATGATAACAGGTAAGTCACGCTTTACATCTATAAGCATATCTGCTATATTGTAAAGAGTTTGTAACTTTTCTCTCTCGTCTGCTGCTTTTTTAACAAGCCAGCTGTGGTCAATAGTTACAATCATAGGTTTACCACCTAACTCATTGAAATAGTGATGGATAGCTTTCTTCATATCAACAGATGTAAGAGGTTTCTTTATACGAATTCTCTGTACACCTTGCTTTTCTAGTTCTTCTGCTTCTTTTAGATAGTTTTCCATCTGCTCAAAAGCAAAATCATCTAGTTGTTTTTTAGAAGATAGGACTACGTTATAGTCCATAGCAACCTGTGCCGCAAACTCTCTTGCAGCATAGGATTCATCACCCATCTCAAACTGGAACTCTAAAATAGAAAATTCTTGATCTGGATTAAGTCTTTTAGACTCTCTAAGGATATGACTAATGAACATAGTCTTACCTGCAGCAGGACGTGCACCTATTGTAACTAGGCTACCCCACTCTATACCACCAATGGTTGCGTTATTAATAGCATCCCAAGGTGTTCTTAAGGACTTAATACGTCCTTTACGTCTATCATTAATGTATTTTAGACCTTTGCGTAACCCTTCTGCATGCGTAATAGCACCAAAGGGCCTTTCTATTTTTTGATCCATAAAGAGGTTGTATTATAAACTAACTAATGATTTACCAAACACTTCTTGTACGATGTCTTTAGCTTGCACTAAAGCATTCATACTAGCGGTTAATGAGGCTTTGTTTTCAGCTTGTCTGACTACAGTCTCTAGTATTTCAAAGTTTATAATACGTAGATCAGGTCTGGAAGAATCTACGGTGGGGAGGGTTTTAAAGAAATCCTTTAATTCCTCAGAGTTGTGGGTTGTGTTACTCATGTTAAAGTGTTTTATGTAATTCAAATATATGACAAAATACGTAAAAAACAAAATATTTCTAAGGTTTTTCTTAAAACCACTTAGCATTTTGTTTCTTATAGTGCTCTAAAGCTGGCTCTAATATTTCTGGATGATCTAATAAGAAATCACATTGGTTTGCTAGTTCAGAAAAACCAAATTTGTCTATAAAATAAGAGCTGTTTTTCATAAACTCAAAGTTTTCTTTTTCTTTTTCAAAGATATAATACTCTGTAGCCAAGTGTACCAAAGTCCAATCAAACCTAGTATACTTCTTGAAAAATTCTAAAAACTTTGTTTTTAAATCTTCTACATTTGTTTTAGATACAGCTTTAGAAGGTAACTTACCTCCAGGAAATAGATTTCTATAGTAGTGTATTTTTTCTAAATACTCACTACCTAATACTTCAGTAGATACTTTGCGTTTAGTTTTTTTAAGAAAAGTTTCAAACTCATCTAAAATTAATAATGCTCTTTCTGTCAGTTCATTCTGATCATTTATAAATCCTTTAGCTCTACAGATATTAGCTTCAGCGTCTTGGTTGATTATACCAGTTGGCTTAATTCTACTTCTGCAGCAATCAAGAAAGTAAATCTGATTGGGGCTGACGTTGTACTTGATTAATGTTGTCCATAGTTGGTGACTCATGTTGTTCTCTGATATATTTAAGGATGGTAAAATATTTTAAACGGAATGCTTCATTAGTTTCTACTAGATCACTAAAGGCATTTACATTGTGGATAATGGTAGTGTGGTCTCTGTTTCCTAACAGTTCACCTATAGCAGTTAAATTATACTTCATAGATCTAGCCATATGACAAAAGATAGATCTTAACTCTACAATGTTTCTTTCTCTTAGCTTAGATTCTAGAGGTATAGGCTCATTAAATCTTACAGGTAAGAAAGGATCAAACATTTTCTTTAAACTTTGGAGACTCATAATGGGTATAGAGGTGTCTCCCTGCACCTTAGAAGTAGTCACTACAATAGGATAAAATCCCATTTTTTCATAAAAGAGGTCTTTAAACTCCGTAATAAGCTTTTTTTCAAGCTTGTTAGCATAGGCTGTTGTTTCCATTGGTTATTCCAGTTTTATGCACAAATCTAGGTTAATTCCTGGATATTTTGTATATTATAATGTAGGGATTATAGAAAATCTACACTTTAGATGTTTATATATAAATTATTATACCATGGCTAACACATTTTATGCCCAAAAAGATGCTCTAGGTTACCCTGTACCGGGTACATTGATGAGTGTTGAAACTCCATCTGCAGTACCAGCTAACACTTTAGTTATTCCTGCAGAAAATATGATTACTAATCCTCCTAATATTCGTAAGAATGGTATGAGATATTTTGTAAGAAAGGATAAGAAAGGAAATATTATACCTAACTCCTTGATTGCTAGTATTAAAAAACCATCTGGATTAGTTTATGAGTTTCAACCTACACGATAATGACTAGAGAAAATCCATCTATAGCAGCTTTTAAAGTGTGGATATTCCCCACTTTAGTATCTCTTGTTAGTTTACTCATCTGGAATGACGTAAACGAAATAAAAGCTGATGTAAAGTTGTTAATGGCTCAGTCTAATATAGACAAGACTAGGATTGATAACTTAGAACGTCAGCTGTTTAAATCAGCTTCAGCTCCAATAGCTCCTACACCAGAAGTACCTGAATATCAACAAGTTGTGGCAGTACTACCTGATAATAAAGCTATGAAACTAAAAACAATTAAATATGACTTTTAAACAATGGGCTTTAGATCTTTTTAAAGATGAGCGTGGATCTACCTCTATTAAACCAGTGGTAGGTTTTATGTGTGCATTGTTTCTATGTGTCACTTTAACAGCTAATAGCTTTACTCATGGAGATATCAAACCTTCAGATGCTTTAGTAGATGCTGTAATGTACATCTGTATTGCAGCTCTTATTGGTGATACAGGGGATAAGTTCTCATTTAAAAAGAAAACCGATGAATAAAGTATATCTCTTTATTATAGGTGTACTAGTAGTCTTTGTTCTTTTACAGAATAAAGGGTGTGTGGGCGGTGGAGACCATTCTACATCTGACACTACAGTTGTACACGATACTACCTGGTTTAAAAAGGATAGTTTAATATATGCAAAACCGTTGCCGGCTAAGATCATTCATGATAGTTTGTTTATAGCTGGTAAGACAGAATACTTAGCTGATACTAATTATGCTGCTCTAAAGATACAGTTTGACAATCTTGTTAAGATGTACACTGCATTAGCTATATATGTAGACAGTGTAAAGCTTGATACACTGGGTTATGTTTCAGTTACAGATTCTGTAAGAGAAAATAAACTTATAGGTAGGGCTTGGAAGTATAATTACAAGATTCCTTTTGTTACTAAAACAGTAACTATAACCAACCAAGCTCCTGCTAAAACACAATTATATGTGGGTGGTGGTGTAAATACAACACAAACTTTAGGATTACATTCTGCTGAAGCAGGACTTATTCTAAAGACTAAATCAGATAAGATATACGGTCTTAAAGCCGGAGCTGATATAAACGGTAACATTTCTTATGGATTCCAGACTTACTGGAAGATTGGTAAAAAAAATAAATAGTATGAAAAAGATTATTGAATTAGTTAAGAAGTTCTTGTTTGGTAACAAGGTACAGAAAGCTGTAGCTGTTGCAACAATTGCTAAAGAAGTTAAGAAGGTGGCTCCTAAAGCTGCTCCTAAGAAGAAGAAGTAGTAAACACTTATACATATGAATCTGGACAAATTAAAAGGACATGTTCCGGATACTGTAATTGCACAGATCCCTAATGTCATGGAAAACTTTGGTGTTAATACACCATTAAGATTGGCTCACTTCTTAGCACAATGCGGTCATGAATCAGGTGGATTTAGACTTACACAAGAGAACCTTAACTATTCAGCTAAAGGTTTGATGGGTATTTTTAAAAAATACTTTCCTACACAAGCATTAGCTGATGCTTATGCTCGTAAACCAGAAAAGATTGCTAATCGTGTATATGGTGGACGTATGGGTAATGGTCCTGAAGCATCTGGAGAGGGGTTCAAGTTCCGTGGAAGAGGATATATCCAATTGACGGGTAAAAGCAACTATGCTGCTTTTGACTTAGCTGTAGCTGATGATATCTTATCTAACCCTGATTTAGTGTCTACTAAACACGCATTAGCATCTGCAGCTTGGTTCTGGAAAAAGAACGGTTTAAATCTTATTGCAGATACAGGATCTAGTGCTGAAGTAGTAACAAAGATTACTAAAAGAGTAAACGGTGGGACTATTGGTCTTCCAGATCGTATTAAACATTTTAAAGAGTATCACGCATTACTTGCATAAAACTAACAAATTATGGCTAAAGCTAAAGTAGGTGAATCTAAAAAGATCACTTTTGGAAAAAGAAGACGTGGACGTTTGCGTAAAACAGATGGTCCTAAAGATAAACATGTTAAAAAATACAGAGGGCAGGGGAGGTAATAACTCTTAGCTCTCACAAAAGAAGAAAGTATGAGGGCTGTTTTACTTAACTACACAAGCAAACTAGGGGATCTTATTGCTAAGATATTTATAGGTATAGTATGTCTATGGATAGCTTTTGCATTAAGTGTTCAAGTTTATATGATCTACTTGCACTTTTCTGGGCAAGAAGATAAAACTTTAGCAATTTCTAACTGGTTCAGTTGGAAGTTTGATGGTACTTTTAAAAATGATCCAGGTAATATCTGGTATGAAGCACCTAAGAAGATAGATATATCTGCTGTTACTAATAAGGTGGTTGTAGGTTCTCTTGCCGGTAACCGTAATTTAGAGTTTGGTGTAAAGAATGTGCTAGAAGAAGCACTTCAAGAGAAAGAGTATGAGTTAGATAAGAATGCTAATCTTAAGTTGTCTGTAGAGATAATCTATTTAGATGTATTAAAGACGCAATCTAGTTTTTCTGTACTACATAATAATAAAGAGTCAGTCGTTATTAGACTACGTGGTCTTTTATATAAAGAGGGAAAGCTTGAAAAGAAAATTATTGTAGAAGAGTCTGCTGATGAGATATCTATGTCAGCTCTTCTTGTAGATGAAGGGGGTAAATTTAACCAACAAAACTTAAGTTCTGCTTTGAAAAAAGCTTCTGTGTCATTAGTAAATAAACTTTTATAATGAAGAAGGTATTACTTTTTGTTACTGTTTTATTGGTCTTTACTGTACAGGTTTCTGCACAGATGAAGTTTAAAGCTTCTACGTTTGTAGGAGGCTCTTCTCTTAATAGAGGAGATACTTTTGATTATATTATCTATGGTAATGGTGTTAATAATAACACTACACGTCAGTTGTTATTTGATATTATGTATGATCAAGTAAACTTTGAATTAGTTTCTGTCAATCATACCGGTACAGGAGGTAATGGAGGAATACTTCCTCAAAACTCTACAATACAGTTATCATATTATAACTATCCTAACTACACTTGGAATTCTGTTACATCTGGATCTGCTGCTAATAATACAGCTAATGGTACCACTAACTATCAGTATCAAAATTATACATATAATGGTGCAGGTGGACCTAATGCTATTTTAAGAACTACACTCACTTGGTCTACTACATCTGCTATGCCATATAATGGTTATAGTGATTTTATTAAGATTAGACTTAGATTAAAAGCTACATCTACAGCTTATACATTTAATCCTATTAAGTTAAACTTTGTAGCTGCTTGGAAAGCTGATGGTACTTGGGACAACACAGTAATGGAAGCTCCATTATCTACTTCTGTTTTAATGAATCAAAACTTTGGTAAGTATGTATCAGCTAAAGTGGATCTTAATTCTAATTTATTTAATATTTCTAACTTAAGAGTTTCTTTTAGAGACACTCTTACTAATACAGGAGTTTTATTTCCGGTTACTTCTACAGGAGAAGTTGATATTAATCAGTCTCAGTTAAATCCTAATACAGTATATGATGTTACTGTTATGCATGAGATGGATAAACTGTACACTGTATATAACAATGCTATTACTATTTCAGATTTTACATCAGTTCAAGGAGAGTTTACATCTATGGGACTGGACGGATCTAATGGACAAAGTTTAAATACTGGACAGTCATTATTTGCTGCAGATATTAACCGTAATAAGTCTATTGATGGTGGTGATTTACCACAATTATTAGCACAAGTAGCAGGTATAGATACATTAATGATGCTTCCTGCTGGTTATACTTCAGGTAGTGGAGGTTGGATGAGTCTTCCTACGTGGAATGCAGCTAATGCTACTACAATTGCAGGTCAAGTTGAATGGGCTTATGTTACTGTAAATGGATATTCTAACGGTGTAAGTAAGTTACATATTGATGCAAGAGAGTTTCCTAGTGGTCTTACAGCTGATCAAATTAAATCTGTTCAGTTATTTGATGTATACACTGGTCCTGTTGAGTTTGTAAGCAATGATGGAACTTGGGCTATATATAGATTACCTTCTTCTCTTACAAAAATTACTGATGGATCTAGTACATACATTTCTTCTATTAGAAATATGCAAGGATCAGATTATGGACTAAGAGCTGAATTTGAGATGAACACGTCTGTAAATAACTCTTGGAACTCTATTACTAAGACTAACTGGAAGAATATTACTATGCCTCGTACTATATTTAAAACAGGTACACTTGGTACAAATGCTATTTTAGATCTTAAGTATCTTTTATGGGGTGATGTAAATAGATCTCACTCTTCACAAGTAGTTGCTATGAGCGGTGGAAATACTTCAGTACAGACTAATGCAGTTAACAGCTTAACTACAAATACTGCTTTTAGAACTATGGCTGTACAATCTAATAGTACAGGTACTTCAATTACTACACCTGAAAGTTTAAATGTAATTGATGTAAACTTAAATAATTTAACTGTTACATCTAACACTATAGAAATTCCAGTTAGTATAGATACAAAAGGTGTATCAGTTACTGGACTTCAGTTTGAATTTACATTTGACCCTGCTAAAATTAAGTTTGAAGAACTATTAGCTACTGTACCAAATACTTGGTATGTATTTGCAAGCTCTAAAGACGGACGTGTTAAGTTTGGTGCTTTAGATAAAAATAACTCAGAAGCTATCAAAGGAACTAATGTACCATTTAAACTTAAGTTTAGTACAATAGGTCAGGGTGTTGATATTGTTACATCTGTAAAAGTATCACCTCTTATGGACGCTGCAGATATTAAAGGAAATCAGTTAGGTATCAATCTTAACTCTACTCAAATTAAATTAACAGGTTATAATAACTTCTAAAATGAAAGAGACATATAAAATATTAGGTCTTTATTTAATGTTTATACTAATTTTTGTAGTATATTCTTGTACTAAAGTAGAGCTAGAAGAGCCTCAACCTATTAATTTAGGTGTACAATCTACATCTACAAGTATTAAATCTATTACTCAAGCAAATAATGTTATTACTGCTGAGTTTGCAACTACCATTGGAGCTAAATATTCAGTATTAATTGTACCATTTGGCAAAGAAGAGCCAGTTAAAAAAGAAGGCTTTACTGCTACAGAAGAAGTAACTAAAAAAGTATTTAACTTAACTAGCTTATCTAAACAAGATTATGATCTTATCTTTATAGATATAAACGGTAAAGAAGTAAAACATCCAATAATTATAAAATAGAAATACTATGTCAGAAGAAACACAAGAACAAGAAGGAACTTGGTCAGGTCTTAAAAAGACAGTGATCGGTGTATTATCTACAGCAGTTATTGCAGTAGGTACATGGGCTACATCACTATTAGGTGGTGGAGATCCTGCTCCAGTACAACAGGCAGCTCCAGTTATTAATATCAACCAGACACAACAGCAAGCTGCTAGTTCTGGTGGAGGTACTAAAACTGTAATTATTAAAGAAAAAGAAACTGCTGCTAAACCTGCTGATCAACCTAAACCTAAGAAAAAAGAAGGGGATGAATTTAAAGAAGAAGCTCCAAAGTGGTAATTAATTAATAAAGTTTATATGGAAAACAACACACAACAATCAGGTGGTTTTAAAGAACTATTAGGTTCAATGATGATGAGACGCTGGTTTATTACAGCGTTAGTATTAGGTTCATTTATGCTTATTATAGCTGGTATTTTTACTGCTATTACATATGGTACAGCAATCCAGGGTGAGTGGAAAGAGTTGTTACTCCTTTTATTAGGAGCATTTATTGGTAGTTATGGTAAAATCATTGACTACTGGTTCTCTGATACAGACAAGGATAAGATGTTAGTACAGAAAATGGACGAGGAGGACGGAGTTTCATTATCACATACTAATGATATGAAAGAGTCTCCTAAAGATCATACACCTTTAGTTGATCCTGCTTTCTTAGCTGCAGCTGATAGAGCTAATGCTCAATCACAAGCTTCTAAAGAAGAGGTTAAAGAAGAAGAAGTTAAACCAGAAGCTCCAGTTGCTGCACCGGCTAAAAAAGGTACAGAGATTGATGAGGATGGAGATGGTGTTATGGATGGTTTAGACTTTGATGGGGACGGTAAGATTGATGAATACTTTGCACACCGTCAGTGTGAGCACGTTTGGGGTGATGCTGATGGAGACGGGGATGAAGAATGTCTTAAGTGTGGTAAGATAAAAGATATTGTTTAACTTAATTAACTCCCATGGATTCTGATGAACAAAAGAAACAGACTCAGGAGAGTGAACTCTCTAAAAGATATCAGTTTAATGCTAGCCATGTTCTTCCTACCATTGGGCTACGATTTTTTATTCAAGACTCTCTTAGACGTTACTGGGAGCTTTTGGGCTACCGATATCATATTCTATTGCTTGTCAGGGGTATTTTGGCTGTCTTATTGGCTACTTTCCAGATACTCCAATAAACTTAAAGTATGAAAAAGAAATATTTTGTTTGGTTTATGTTTTTTTCCGGCATGCTCTTAATGGGGCATGCTGGTTTTTCTCAGGTAGCTAAGACTACTACTGAGAACTATAAAGCAGATTTTGAAAAGGCTATTGATATTAGTCAGTTCATGGATTATGAAGGTAAACAGATTCCTGTACAAATTCTTAAGTGTGGTATCTCAGATGAAATGTATGAGCAATACCCTGAGCTTAAAGAGAAGCGTGTAGGATTAGGTGTTGCTAATATATCTATGGAATACTTAGAAAATCTAAACAGATTTAAGTTTACAGAAGATAAAACTGAGATTAAGAACCGTATGGTTAAGCAGTTTCAGGCTTCTCAAGCAGGTATATCAGAAAACAAATTAGACGGCAGGGGGAAAATTAATCTAGCTGAATACTTTGTTACCATTGAATGTTATGACTACTCTATATCAGAGGATGAGTCAGTGTACATCAAGGGTGATACCAAGCAGCTACTAGTAACACGTATTGGTCTTCAAGTTAGATTTACTAACGCTGAGACCGGTACAGTTATATCTGGTTCTGGCTTGGGTGAAGCTAAGACTAGTAAAGAAACATCTGGATTATCAGATGCTAGTTTAGATCCTGTAAAGTTTAATCAATCTTCTATCTCTATTGCTACTAAGAAAGCTCTAGACATTGCTTGTGCAAGAATCCTGGACCGTATGGTTAAAAAGGGAATCTTTGACAAGTAATGAAAAAGTATATCATCACTCTTATTGTCGTAGTAATACTACCGTTGTATGGCTATTCTCAAACACTTGTTCAGACATTTGTTGATCCTTGTACAAAGACTGTGTCTACGTTTGTTATCCCTATTACTGGTAGTACTGTTATCGTTTTTTATAATAAGTCTAAAGTTTTTACTGCGGCTGATGTTAGGAGTGGTGCATTTAATACGTGGCTTAATCAAGTATATGAAGACTATAGAAAGTTATCTCCCTGTTCTGTGGCTCAAGCTTCAGCAACTAGCACTCAGATTACAGCCGGTGCTGTTTCTGCTGCTGTAAGTGCTGCCGCATCAGCAGCTGCTTCTACTGCCGCAGCGTCTGCTGCCTCTAGTGCAGCATCTCAAGCCGCTAGTTCTGCGGCTTCTTCTGCTTCTAGTAGTGCAGCATCATCTGCAAGTTCTTCTGCAGCAAGTTCAGCTTCCTCATCAGCATCTTCCTCAGCTAGTAGCTCTGCTAGTAGTTCAAGCAATTCTCAGGGATCAAGCTCAGAATCTAGTAACAGCAGCTCTAGCAGTGGAGAAAGTTCTTCAAGTTCTGAATCTAGTAGTTCAGAATCATCTTCTAGTAGCTCAGAGTCTAAATCTGAGTCTAAATCAGAATCTAAATCAAGTGGTGGTGGATCTAAGTCTAAAGCAGCCGCTAAAGGTCCTGCTAAAGTAAATCCTATATTATTTAACTCTGACTTTACTGGTGGGCAAAGTCTAGATAATAGTTTCAGTATTATTATGACCGGTGGGATATCTCAGTCTTCTATGACTGGGC